CTTGATTGAACTCCACCAATATGGTTCTTTTCAACCTGAATGTTTGTACGCTTGGCAAACTCTACCTGCATACCGTTCTTGATAGCTTTAATCTTAGATGTACCCGGGTTGGTGATATTACCGAAAGTGATTACTAAAGTAGAATCATACCACATTGACATGCCTCCTTTGTTCTGTAACTTTGGCTGTCCCATCGGACTTTCTGGTTTCATAGTCCAAACCTTATTGATAGCAACTAAAGTGTTAGTGTAAGGAGAGTTCTCTTTACGAGAAAGTAAAATCTTCTGGTTTAAATTATTACCAAATTGAGTAGACATAGCACCTGCATTCCATTCATTGTTGTTCTTATTAGAACGAACAGAAAGTTCACATGGTACTGAACCTATACTATCCCAGAAAAAGCACATATCATAAGGTAGATTACCTTTTGACTGCTCATCCATAAGGTCCGCAATATAAACTGCAACATCTTCGATAGTATTCAATGTACCTCTATCGGCATACAGAAAATGTCCTTCAAAATCGGTTACATTGCCGTTAGCATCAACTATTTCTTCAAACTGTAGTCCCATCTCTTTAGCATGTTCCCAAGACCATTTCATCTCGGTAATAATGAAGACCGGGAGAATGCCCATTTTTTGAGCATTCACCGCAGCTTCTAATAGGGCAGTTGTTTTGCCCGTATCACTATGTCCACGCAAGAGAGTGATATGCCCGGTAGGAATACCGGGAAGGGAAGTAATGTCTTGAAAAGCTTGAGATAAAGGTATCCAGCCTTGTTCTTTAAACTTTACAGAAGAGTTAGAATATCCTTTTTTCTTCTTAAAGTTCGATAAATTAAACGACTTGCGTACTGCAGCGGTCGCTTTTTCTTGTACTTCCTTTTTCTTTGCCATTATTCATTAAATAAGTCATCAAATTTACTAACTGTGTCTTGGTTGCCAGCAGTAGCTGATTCCAAAGTAAAGTCAGTTTTTTGTTGACCTAAGCTTTCTGGCAGAGAACTATCTGTGATAGATGCTGTAGATGTTTCTTCATCACCTGAACCTGGGTTAAGATAGTTTTGTAGTTGTTTTTTAATAAAGTCGTAGTCATACTCTGTATGAACTTCAACAGGATTAGGCTGTTCTTTTAACCACTTATCAACTAAATCGTTATTGTCTGATAGAGGTGTTTGTTTAGGTTTAATACGAACAGTAGTCTCTGGGTAAGGATTACCTTGTACCTGTTCTACAACCATATCCCATCCGTTAATTACGTCTGTAAAGTCTCCGATATCTTCATCTTCAGCTAAAGCAAGTAATGCTTTATAGATAGTAATACCGAATCCCCATAAGCGAACTCCTTTATCCTCTTCTCCTCTTACAACTACAGGAGCAAAGATACGAGTTTTAGGGTTAAGTTTACCTGATAATGACCAGTTATCTTTATCGTTGGTCTTTCTAAGTTCTTTTACGAACTCCTCGATTGGGTCTTGCTTACCAAAGTTTGATAAGGCTACCATCGGGTACTTACCTACTCCGTAGTGGAACTTAAGCTCTTTAAACGGAAAGGCAGGGTCATAGGCTGAAGGAACGATACGAATCGTTTGCTTACCTAATTCCGGTTTCCAAAAAATTGTTGAGTAATCTGTTTTCTCTCTTTGCTGGCCGCTATTATTTAACGTATCCAGCTTTGCGCGTATAGCATTTAAATCCATATAACTAATTGTATTATAACGTTTATTGTAATATAAGAAGAATATTTTAATTCTCCAACTCTATAATCTTATAAAGTTTAGTGTTGACCCTTTTAAGTTCAGGTCCTTTGGTCAGAAGTATACAATTTCTATAATCTGGCCAGTTTATACGGTAGGATGTGTCAAGTACACCGCCGTTAAGTTCTTTGATGAGAGTGTTGAGTGCATTAATCGTATAAAGAGTATTTGATTCTTTTTTACGGTGCACAAGAATAGTGTTATCTAGGAAAGTTCCTACATTTCCAAAATCTACATTGTATGTGCAGATATATTCATCTTGAGATTTAGAATATAGCACAAAGATTTTGTTATATATGATTTTGTACCTGTCCTGAATTTCTTCTAATATTCCATCTAGCGTATCTTCAGTGGCAAAAGTACAGAAAAGTTTGTTGCTCATATCTTCATTTAAGTATATCGGCTCTAAGTCATAATCAAATGCCGATTTCGTAACTGTATTAATCATATATAAATATCTTTTTTATATTATAACAAGAGATCTTTTGCATATTTAACTTTTATTGGGTATTTCCCACCTTCTTCCAAGATCTCTTGTAGTTTTTCTAATGTTTCTCTACCATCTTCTTTATGAAAATCAAAAAGCAATGCATCGTAAGTATACAAAACTAGCCTTGTCTTCTTGTCTTTTAGAAAACGAAGAGCTTCTTTTAAGATAAGAATATTTCTTGAAGTCTCTAACGATTGCATCACATAATTCATTAGCTTCTGAGGATTCATATCTTTTAATCCTCTGCCAAATGGTTTTCCACTAATAGGCGCCAAGATTTCTCCGTCATTTTCATATCGTCTCCAAAGCTCTCTGACATAACTATCAATTTTTGTAAAGATTTCAAGGAATGCCCATTTCTCTGGGATTTTGCCATAAATTGCGTGAAAGTTAGTTTGTTTTGCTTCTTTGTACTCGTCTTCATTTATCTCTTCTTTGTTAAAGTATATTTTAGCTAGTTGTTCATGGGCTGAATCTGAGGATAGACGGTAATCAATCTGCTCAGAAAGTAAGCGAAGGTGATACCCGTCAAAATCCAACTCAACAAAGTAATCCCCGGTCGGTCTAAAACATTTCCTATGTTCCGGGCTTTTAGGGATAGCAGCGAAATTAACGCTATTAAAAGCATTAGTAGGTCTAGATGTAACATTGTATAAATTATAAGAGGTTAGGACAGTATTATCTACTGTATTAAATAAAGGATTACGAGGAGTAAACATTTTTTTAAAAGCCTCGTAGTGAATCCCGATACCCGACTGCTCAAGTAAGAAAAATACATTAGTTGCAGTCTTATTATAAAAGTCAAAGCCAGATGGAATCTCATATTCTACTACTTGCTTAACTTGTTCGTATACTTTCTCACAAGATTCATAAAGTTTACTAATAGGTATCAGCTGATTTATGTTGGGAAAGTCTCTAAATTTATTATAAAAGTGATTTAAGGTATTATTTTCTCTAGAATACTCTAACCTGTCATATTTTACCATAGAGTAAAGTAATGATAGATCTATGGCTTCCTGTAGATTAAAGTGATAGAGAAGGTCTTTCTTGTTAACTGTATATAGTTTACTTGCAGAAGAAAGGATACCGTAGATACGGTCTTTAGTAACGTTTAATCCTTCATCGTGATTAATAGGAATAATAAATCCGTGCTTAGAATTTATAGGTCTAACGTAAACTGCAATAGTTGAAGAAAGTTTAGGATGGTATAAATCGTTAGATGAAACTACATCTACGTATAACCCTAATTTTGCTAATCGTTGTAAGCTATCTAACTTACTATCTTGCTCTACAATATAAAACACTTATATAACCTTTTATGTAATATAAGATAATTTTACTTACGAACAAACTGTCCTGGGTCTTTTAATATTTGCTCTCCGATTCCTGGTAGAATTTTTTCAGCTTGATTAATAACGTCTTGGTTTTTAGCTTTTGTACCTGGATATAGATAACCGTTAATAATTTCGTCTTCAGGATTCCCAGTTACATACCATTCAATCTTTATAGTACGTCTATATAACTTACCTTCTTTCTTTTGAGCTAGATATTTTTCTTTATCCAATTCAACTACTTTACCAGTTCTACCGTCTTTAGCAAAAAATCTAGTAAACGTCCCTTTTGAGTAATCTTTTTCAGAAGGTGTACGTTTTACATTTACAAAAGTTGATTTAGGGTCTTCTGTTTCGTCTGGTATTAATTCTAGAGGTTCTGATTTAGATGTTATTTTAGTACCTTTGAATAAGTTACCTAAATGGTCCATAACAAAAGCACCAAGAAATGGTAGACCA